GCATATCATCCCCTTCTGCGTCCTCCACTTCGCGGCTCGCTGGTGCAAGTGTCATGCCATTCAGGAAAAGCCGCCTATACTTTTCCCTTGAAAATCCAAGTTTCGGATCTGTCTGGTCTATGTGGAAATCATAGCCGCCATATGAAAAGATGCACCCGATTTTGCAATTGGGATCTGTTGTATCAACGACCGCCTGCGAAGTTGTCCAAATTCCTTCAGAGTTTCTATATGCCTTCTCGGTGCCCATGAACCTGCATGAGATGTCATATTGAGTCTCATGCTGAATGGGGGCACCGCCAGAGTTCAAGGCCTCTATGAGGATATTGCAATCAAGACCTGAGGTGGTTATGGTTGGCAAGACAGAGAGCATAACCTTGCTGGTCTTGCGGGTAGCTGCGGTGAATGTAAGGGTCTCTAAGCCGATTGTGATCGAGCCGGTGACATCCGCGTGTCCTGTAATGGCCGAAAGAGTCACAGCGCACTTAAAGGCCACGGCTGGCAGGCCATCGCCGTTTAAGGTCAGGGTTGCCGCCGATAGGCCTATATAGATCTGCCAGTTCGCCCGATCTACCCGCCAGGCGGGAGAGGAAATGCCTATGACCATTATCGAACCTCTACCCCTACATATCGCCGCATATTTCGCCATGCGGCTTGGCTTAAGAGCCCGCCATGAGAATCTGATGAGGAAAAGCCGAAGGTCTCCGAGTAGCCACCGCCAAGAGAATAAGCCTTCACGCCCTGCCTCTGCAATGAGGCTCTTTCGGCCTGGTCAGTGTCCGAGACCCCCTCTAAGATGCTTATGGCCTCTTCTAGGCAGGCCCATTTTACCAGGGCAGGCACCACAGGAAGCTGGGTGGCATAATCATAATCACAAACCACGCCATCTATGATCCGGGGGAATTCCAGTGTTTGCGTTAGGCCGTCATCATTGACATCAATCTGAACGCCGTTTTCAATATACGCCCGCTCATAGCGGTATCCTCGGAGGGGCAAGCCATCGATCCGCCTCGTGGCTTCCTGGAGGGCAGCCGCCTTGCCTGCCCCGGTCCACGCGGCGCTGTCAGGTCTCCGCAAAACAAGAGCATCGGCTTCCTCGATTGTGGCTAGGTAGCTATCAGATACCGCAGTCGTCATCCTAAATAACCTCGCAGATAATGAAATCTAACCCAAATATTCTTGAAGTAATTGGTTGCCGATCCCATGTAATAACCGATTGCAGCACCGCCAATTATCCGTTTCAAGTCGGTCAAAGAAAAGCCGTCTATTTGCCGTTTGGACGCTCCATATTTGCGCCACCGATCTGAGGTATCCTTCCTATGGTGGATGCATTCAGCGTCTAGGATTAGCCACGGCTTACTGTACCACCGGGCAAATCTCGAATCCTCCCCATAGTCCCACGATTGCATGTCAACGCAATCTAAGATTAACTGCCTGTCCAAGATACTGCAAGCGATGAAGCCCGCCGCGCCGGTTACGACATGCGGGAGGGGGCGATGGAAGGCCTCATACCAGCCCGACACGATAGGCGCATCCGAGCCTAAGACCTTCTGCCAGGATGCTTTTAGTTCAACATCTGAGTCCACAAAGGCAATGCGCGTTGCGGTGGCAAGCTTCGCGCCCATGTACCGGGCACGTCCAATTCCAGAAACGACCTTATAGAAATCACAGCCTTGGCTTTTTGCGATCTTTTCAGTGTCATCGGTCGAATTATTATCTATGATTATAATTGAATTTGGCTCTCCGAATCGCCGTATAGATTTCAGGCAGGTTGCTAGGGTTGCCGCGCTATTGAAAGTTGGGACTATGTAATCGATCATTTCTTCCACTTCTGCCATTCAGGATTTCTCTGAAAATAGTATTCTTGCTCACGGGGGATGATAAAATGAATGTCTATGATAGTTAGAATCAAGCATCCAATGCACAAGACAGCGATATGCAACGGCTGGAGTTTGTAACCTAGTGAGAGGCTGGTGATCATGATAAGATTTGCGATAGTTCCCCACGCCATGAGCCTATCTTTCCAGATTTTGAGCTTAGTAGCTAAGATCCATTTTTCGGATGTCATGCACTCTTTCCACATATGCCCGACCACGTTTGCCCCACATTTCGCAGATATGAGGCCATTTTATGAACTCTCGTATTGCATCTTGAATCGGAGGGGGACAGGCAGGAACATCATATTTTGCCCACAAGTCGGGCCTGATATAGCAGATTACAGGCTTGCCCAACGCCCATGCTTCAACCGCGACCATGCCGTACCAGCCGCTTAAGAGCTGATCTATGATGACATCGGCCTCTTGCATGGCCCTCAAGACTTCTTCATGAGGCTGATTCTCAATGATCTTCAGGACTGCTCCCTCTAACCCCTCAAAGGCTTCTATGATCGCGTCAGTGCCTTTCAAGGCACGGCTGGTAGGGCAATGAAGAAATGTCAATGGCTTGCGGCTGCCAGGTGGCTCCCTTTGCCCATTCAAGTAAATCGGGTGTCGAGACATATATCTTAGATGCTAATAGCCTAGTCAGAATCGGTACTTTTCGGCCCCGGATATCTGAGCCATGGTAATGCATTATGACGGTCTTTCCCATTGCCTTCCAGATAAGAAGATCGAGCCCGAAAGGCAGGCCGGTCGAATAATGGAAATGGACGGCATCGTACGCCGGAATCCACTTACAGAGAGCAACGAACTTCCTGATCCTCCCTGGGATACTATAATCGGCGGTGAATGATATGCCGTCCGCTTCATGCCCGCGCCTGCGTTGCTCTTTGGCCAGAGCTTGCGGAATACCACATATGTTTCCGACTTGAAGTATTTTCATTATTATCAAGAAAAAATAATATGTGAAGTCTCACATTCTTCGCATTGTTAAGGTTACAGATCCGCGCAGCCCTGTTAGGGTGCCTGCATAGTCGAACGCGATCATATCACCGTTCTGTATAGCGATATTAGATGAGTTCAGGCGGGCCGTGTTGAAGGTATTGGCCGCGCTGTTCAGAGGAATAGGCGTAATTGTCGAATTTATTCCACCAGTCACTGCTTCGCCATCGTCGCATACCCTGATAGTTAAATTAGCTGCGATTGGTGCAACTTCTGTACCTGCCGCCACATGGATCTCTTCAGCCTTCACGAGATACCATAGATCGTCGGCCACAAAGACGTATTCATCTACCGAGGAGGCCCCGATTGGAACCACCAAAGTCTCGTAAACTGGCACGATCTGGCCATTCACGGTGAGGCCATCAGCGGTTCCAGCAGCTACCGTTGTATTGGAGTTAATGGAATTGACCGTCAGAACATCGGCTATCCGAGCATCATCGGTAGACGTGACTTGCTCTCCCTGAACGGTGCCGGATCCTGTAATATCAGTTGCTGTTATGGTACTCAGAAACGCATTGGCCTGCGCGAGTTTCGCGAAGTCTGCAGAGGTGTTTCCATCCAGAAGATCGGCGTTTAGGTTTGTAACAGCGGTCTGGCTGGCCACAGTAAAGGGAGCCGTGCCGGTCGCGATGTCCGATATGAATTTATAGGCCGTGATATTAAACGTCCCTATGTCCCAACTAGCTGTGAGTGGTACAGTGCCATTTGTGAGGACTAAAGCCGCCGCTTCTGTTCCGTCTAATAGATCGGCATTTAGATTGGCATTTTTGACGTTGCTCGTAATCACAAACGGCGATACATTGGCCACCGTGCTTGTGAATCGTTCACTTGCAGACAAGGTTGTTACTGTGGTTGCGTTCTGCGCAGCCGTCCCAGCTACGTTTAGTCCACCAGAGACATATGCACTAGTGACCGTGGTTACGTTTAAGGCCGTGGCGTTCTTCACATTCAGACTGCCGTTCACATATACATTCGGGATCTGGTAGAGCCCAGCAGAGGCCACAGACAACAATAGGAACAGAATTAATATTTTTCTAATCATGCCTTAGCCTCCCATAAGAAATATCCAGAAGTGCCCAACGGCTGAGTCAGGCCGCCTTTGTACTGGACGGTGAACGTGGTTGCGCTTGTAGATGCCCTCACAATCTCCCACGGAGAGTCAAACCCATCTTCCGGAGTTATGTTTATGATAGTGGGGATTGCCCCGACGCCATGAGTTACGGTCTTGCTGCCTACCCCGGCAGGAATCGAGGATTCGCCGCCATTGGCCGCCTCGGACATCAGGAGAGTGCCGTCCGAGCTTACCTTGCAGATGGTAGGCACGCCTCCCGAAGTTGCCCCAACCATGAGAGAGACCGTGACATCCTGCGCTCCTTCGATAGTCGCTAGGAAATCGGAAAGGGTCGTCATTTAGACCCCTTCTTAGTGGCATCCTTTTTCTTTATGAGTTCTCTGACCGATTCATCTGACCCGCCTATAATGGTATTACTATCAATTTTATCAATACCATCCAGGATTTCATAGTCATCCAGACTTGCCAGGATACGTATGGCGGCGGGAGAGCCGTCTGGCACCTCCCATTCAACGCCCGTTCGCTTTACCTTGACGAACATGGTACCTCTTATTCCTTGACCTTCAAAACCGCGACTTTTCCTGTCAGGTTGAGGCTGGAGATCTCCAGGTAGCCGGTGTTGTTCATGAACCTTGCAGACTCCAGCGGGCCGATGTACTTGACTTCTCCGATAGCATCCGTCCAGGTGGATATAGTCAGGTTGCCTATGCCAGATCTGAACGCAGGCGGATTATCCCCGGCCATGATACTCAGATAATTGGTATCCAGTACACCAGTCACATTCGCTAGGATAATCAGGTCATAGCCAGCGGGCCATGCATAGTTGTTATAGGAGCCATTGCCGAGCAGGGTGGTCCAGGACGTTGGCGCGCTCGCATAATCATTGTAGTCATCGAGCGAAGAGACCGCGGCTATCGGGGTTATGGTGATCGCAGAAGCCGCGCCAGCCAGCATGAGCATAGCCAGAAGGCCGAAAAGGAAAATGTTTCTCATCTTTTTACCTCCTAAGCAGTATTGCATGTCAGGACGCCCAGGGCTTCTGGTCTTACGACTTTCGCGCCGTAAACATTCAGGCCCTTTACGGCATCGGCGAATCTCTTCTCTACCCGATAGCCTTCAATCTTCGCGATCTGATTGGCGAAAGAAATGGCCCGGCTGGTGCCGAACATGATCCGGTACTTGGTTGTGGTGGTCGTGTATGGCACGTTGTGACTCTGCAAGATCTGGAAGCCAGCAGCCATACCAACCTGCCCATTTCTCAGTCCCGCCGTGGTGCCTGCCTTGGAAGCATCAATGAAGTTAGCCTCTTTGAGCAGCCTGCCATAGAACCAGGGAGGCACGATCATCCACCTACCCTCAGTAGGTACCTTGGAATCCGTCAGGGCTACGGCGCAATCAACGAGCAGATTGTAGACGTTGCTTGCATCTCCCGCAGTGTTGTTGGGTACTTTCGGGGTAGCGGTAGATCCTACAAGGTTTGCGGCGGCAGCGTCCGTGTAGAGGCTGGCGATGTACTGATCTACGCCATCTCTAAGAGCATAAGATGCCTCTTCCATAGCCGCGCCCATGACCTTGGGGTTCTGTTGGGCCTTGTCGATGTCATCAACCTGGAAGTTGAAGTAGTCCTGCTGATTGATGAGAAGGGTCGTCTGAGCATCGGTCAGGGTCTCGGGATCGGCGATGTCAGTATTCTTGGTGTAGGTCTTGACAGTCACTGCACCAATGCCATTGATCTTGACGGTATCCCCTGCTCCAGATATTGTACCCTCATAATTTCTATTCACGATACCTGCCTGAGCATATACAAGATACTTCTCAAGCTGCCTCTGGACCTCGTTGGCCCAAAACTCTGGTATTAGTGTGTCTAAAGTCACTTAGATAACCTCATTTTACCCGGCCTTCCTGCATCGCTGCCATGATATCGAGCCGGTGTTTCTCATGCTGTTCCGGGGTAAGTTTTGCGATCTCGGATTTGGTCCAGATCTTCGGTCCAGGCGGGACACCCGGATTGCCCGCGCCTTGTGCTTGGTTTGGCTGCAGAGGCTGCGCAGCTTTGGGCTCCTCGATTACCAGGAAGCCGTCAGCGATCATCTGCTGAATATCCGCCTCAATGTCTGCTTTCGTCTTACCCTGAACTCTGGAGAGAAGGCCAGGTATCTTCTTAGACGGAACGCCTGCAAGCATAAGAGATTCCATCTTAGCTATGCGGAGGTCCGCTCCCGTAAGTGGATCAGTTGCAGTACTCGGTTGGGGTGGCTTGGCCGGCTTCTTGGAGGCTTCGATCAAGGGCTTGATATCCTTGATCGGCATACCAAGCTCGCCCTCCAGAGTTGCCATCTTTTCGGCCCAACGCTTATTGAACTGCTCCTGAGAGAGTATGAATTCCCCGTTTGCCGGTGGTGTTTGCACTGGCGCGGGTTGCTGGTTATTCCCCGGCTGAATAGGAGCCGGTGTCGGTGTCTGGATTGGTACATTCCCGCCGTTGGGGTCATTTACGGGAGGCGTGCCCGCGGGTGGTACAATTGGATCTGTCATAATAGGTAGCTCCCTCTGATAAGGTCAGAGTTGCCTGCTTATTTGTGATGCTTATTATTGATTATGAAACGTGGCCGTCTTCTCTCCGCGTCTTACGGCCCTTTCGGGCTATCTTAGACTATTCCCGGCGAAGCACAGGGGAACCACTGGTTTCCAGCCACGTAACCAGAATGCTATTTGGGCTTAGGCTTCTTGCCTTTGCCCTTTTTGCCTTTGCCGCCGCATGCCATTAAGAATGCTCCATCAACTCATTTGGTATCTGTATCGTCTTACTCTCCCACATGATGCATGGTATATCAGATCCCGGTTTAAGAGCGGGCCAATCGGGTTTTGCCATTTTGATTAAAAACGCATCCTGTATTGGATCATACCACGCACCGAGCATAACTGCCCCATTCAGATCGGGAAATATTGGCAATGAAATGCACATATATTTTTGCCATTGAAACAACTGAAGAAACGCAAACGGCGATATCTTGATAAATTTCTGACGCGCATAAAGATCGTTCGCTATATCATCTGGTCCTACGAAGTCATTGCCTTCCATCACAATTCCACCTCAATCTGCCCATTAATTGTTTCAATTGAGTCATCGATTGTCATTTCCGGCAACGGCTTGATTATGCCCGCGTCATAGGCTGCCCTGAGCCCCGCCTGTGGACTGAGCACCCTGGCCATTACCAGGTTTGAAATAGAGTTTGCTATGACTTGGTTGACCTCAGCAGTCTCTTTGGCATCATTGGGGATGCCGTCATACATTGTGACGATAACTATCTCAGGCTCAAAGGCAACGGCTTCAGGAACCTTAAGAGCCACATCCAGCTTGCTTTTCAGTGAAAGGACTTTGGGTATGGCCTTCTTCAGGCTGCTTGCGAACTTCCTAACCCTGGATCGCGTGGGCAGGAGCCGGAATGCTAGTGCCGTTCCGCTCGTAGCCTGTCCGAGCTCTTCTTGCTTGACCAGATCCATCATCTGGAGAAGCTGATCCATCTTGTCTTTGATGGCATTTTCGACGGCTCCCAGTTCAGCCTGCCAGGTGAGGTACTTGGCATCCACCGAGCCGGGCTCGACCATGAGCGGGCCTTCGGTTCTAAGCTCCCATCGCTGCTTTGCGTGGTTGAAATGGTTAAAGG